CTTTCTTCAAGATCGCCTGCTTGGTCAATTAACTTATTAAAAAGTTTGATGGCGCGTTTAATGCTAGCTTGCTTCGCTTTTTCAGCAGCTTTAGTTTCACTTAGTATATCTGTAACTTTCATTTTACTTATTTCTATTATCCATTGTATCTGCTGATGGCGTTTTGCCAGGTTGTATTCCTTTTACTTTTGCAGGCTTTGCTGATGGTGTATTACTTGTAACTTTTTTTCCAGCGGCATCCACACTCCATTTATATATCTCTGGATCAAACTCTTGATCCTCATGATCTGATTTTCCAGGGTTCATGTCAATCTCGTCGTTTCCTTTTTTTGGACTGCCATAAGGATTCTTTTTTGGTGCTATATTACTACCAACTGGCGCCTTTGATGTTTTAGGCGTCATCGGATCTTCTGTTAGTATGTCTGCAATTTTCATTTTACTTATTTCTATTATCCATTGTATCTGCTGATGGCGTTTTGCCAGGTTGTATTCCAATCTTCTTTGCAGGTTTTGCTACTGCTGTAGGTTTTGATTGGTCAAACTTAGCAGACGCTTGAGGGTTTGTTGCGGCGCCTGACATATTTGTTGTTGAAGCAATATTAGCGCGGGGTTTATTTGAACCAAATTCGCCGGCGGCACTAGGAGTTTGTCCTGCCTTGGCACCAGGGTTAACTATAGCTGATTTCTTTGTTTTTGCTACTGGTGTACCAGCAAACTCACCTGCATCCATTGGTGTTGGTGCTTTCTTTGTTTTTGCTACTGGTGTACCAGCAAACTCACCTGCATCCATTGGTGTTGGTGCTTTCTTTGTTTTTGCTACTGGCATACGATCAGCGCCACCTCCTCTTGGTGCAGGAGCGGCCTTTAGTTTTGCTACTGCTTTGCTTACATCAGCGCCCTTGCCACCAAATGCATCTAAGCCAACTGTATTTCTTCTCGCCGCGGCCGCGCGGAATTTATCTGCTATTGGATCTGAGGTGAACTTACCTTTAAGCCAATCTAAAAACGAAGCCTCAGATAAAAGGCTATCATTTTCTAATAAAATATCTTTAATTTTCATAATTGTGAAATCCTGTAAAAACGTTTTATATATTTATGCTAATTAGCACAATTTTAATATTAAAATTCTTCGAAACCTGGTGGGGATATTCTATTAGTGCCTGAAACTCCTACCGTATCCTGTAATGCTTTCTCAAACACTGCTGAGTCTCCTAACGATTTAGTTGCGCCACTAAGCATGTTTTCTAATGAACTTTTAAATTCATTGTCCTGCATTTTAGATGCTAATGATGAAGCAAAGCCTGTCAATGCTTGAACATTTTCTATAACCTTAGGTGCATCTGTTAAAGGTAAACTCATTTTTGCCCAAGCATCTTTTTCTTTTTGCATAATTGCGGCCACTTTTGCGGCTGCCGCGTCTGCGGCATTGCTATCTGGAGCATCTGGTAAAAGTCTAGAAAGAACAGCATTTAAACTTAACTGACTAGAAGCATTGTCTGGAATAGGCGTAGGGTCTGCACCAATACCTTCAATAGTTCCGCCGTCACTGCTTGCTGTAACATCTGTCCAATCTCCATAACATGCATTCTTAATCATTTCATAAACTTCAGTATTTCCAGAGAGTGCATCTTGATATTCTTTTAACGCTTGTTCAAACTCGCTTGGCTCTTCAGTTCTATTACCAAATTCATCATAGGTAACTGTAGGACCCATTACTGATCCCATCATGTCTTTAAAAGTCATAGCACCATTTTCTCCACTGCCGCCGCCGAATTGATCTGTTAAACTAGTTACTGCCGCCGAACTTACTTTAGTTCCTCCGGAAGGCGCGTCGCCTTGACCAGGAACCCACGCATTAATGCTTAAACCACCTAATGCATTGCTAAGTTCTCCAATACCCTCATTAGCAAGTGCGCCAAAATTTCCAGCAAAGTCTTTTACATAATTAGAATATTCGTCAGTGCTAATTGCGCCAGCAGATGAAATTGCCTTGTCTAAAAAGTCTGCTCCTGTGCTACCCGAACCGGCGCATCCTAATGCATTTTTCATTTCAGCAATAGCAGTAGGGTCGGTTACACTGGATAATAAATTTTGTGCTTCTGTATCTGTAAAGTCTGTTAAATCTAATGTGCCTAATGTTTCCATGGCAGTATTTCTAATGCCAGGAAGGCCTTGAACTGATTCCAATAGTGCTGTTGCTCCTTCTTCTAAAGGAATATTTCCTAATGTTTTCAGTGTATCAGCCGCGCCAGTAAACGTTGCGCCAGTTATTCCTCCTGACGCCATTGGTGCAAATTGTCCTGCTACTTTTGCTAAACCAGAAATATTTTCAGAAGCGCCAGTTACAGCATTATGCATTGCTTTCTTTGATTGGCTAACTGCTGATTCAATTTGCCCAAAGTTTTCTGCAAATTTAGACAAATCTGTGGGCAATATAGTTTTCATATGGCCTTCAATAGCGTCAACAAACGCGCCATCACCCCATTCAGTTTGTAATGATACGGGAGTATTACCTGTTGAAGAACCTAAGTTTCCTATTTCTTCAACAAATATAGATGAAATGCCAAATATGCCACTTTCGTTAGCCGCAGAATATGCATTATTAGCTGCTCCGACCATTTCTTGAGCAACTGCTATTTTACTTTTAATACCATCTATTAAATTTTGAGTAGTAACTGGTATTTGAATTCCAGTACCTTTTAATAATTCCGCTAGTGCCTCTGTTTCTAAACAGCGATCACCGGTCGCGCAATCTTTTTCAGCCATTTAATTAATCTCCTATCACAACGTCTGGACTACCTACGGATCTTGGGTGTCCGCACGTATCTATGTCTACATCTGTTCTAAGCGCAGGCTTGCCTTCTATAATAACCGATTTACAAGTAGAAACGGTTAAAGCATTGCAATGTGTACCTGGAATAGGGCAGGGAGCGTGTGGTGATACACTCATATCGGGTATACCGGCTGGTAACCCGTTAATTAAGACAGACTTTGCTCCATTTGTCGCAATGCCGCCTGCTGTATTAGGATCGTATTCTCTTTGTGCTTTGTATGACATATAGTTATTTATAACGTATTATAATAACTATTTATTATCCCATACTAATACCAGTCGTTCCTTGAATATATTGATCTGCCATTGGTTTAACTGTTTTACCAATAACCATACAATGTTTTTGATCCAATTTAATGGTACTATCTAAATCCATAGTAAACATAAATTGTGCGATTCCTACACCTTGTGGTCCCATTTGTAAGGACATTGGCTTTTCTAAAACAACATGAGTTCCTATATGTTCTACATATCTACCAATAATTTCTTCACCAGATGTTAGTTTAATTGAGATAACATCATTCTTTTTGTAATCGAGTTCTAATAACATTTTATATCCTAAGTAACGAGTTGATCGAGAGGTTGTTTAATTAAACCTTGAAACCCACCTTCGATCAACATGTTGTCTTTGTAAATTTGGGGGACAGTTCTAAAACCTTGCTTAATTATCCACTGCTTTGCTTCTTCATTTGTATCTAAATTAACTTCTTTATATTCAATATTGTGTTCTTCTAAATACTGTTTTGCACTAGTACAATATCCACATGTATCTTTACTATATACAGTAATCACTTATTCTGTTCTCCTAAATAATCTCGCATCCACCTGCCGCGCATGCTAGTTCTTGTGAACTGGTTGTCATATCTTGTTCTTCATATTCACTTAGCAATGCCCAGTTAACATCCTTTGGCATTTTTGTTAATAGTTCTTTATATTCTTCTTCTGTGCAGTCTTGATATGGTGCTTGTCTATAAGTATGGTCGCTGAATGGTAAGAACGACACTCCTGACATCATATCAAAGTTGTTGTACACCCACGCGCCAACTTCCATCCATTCATTTTCTTTAACACTGATTGTTACTGATGGCTTGTGTTCGCACCAGTTTTCTTGGTATACTTTCCATAACTCTAGTTGCTCAATAGCACTCATGTCCTTACGATATACCCCATGCTTTGGTCCTTTAACTGGAAATGAGAATACATACGTGTGGTCTGGTTTTGTCACATCATCCTCTGCCGGAAAGCCTGCTTCTAGCATCATCTTCGCTAATGGATCTTTCTTATCAGCACGAATAGTTCTAATATAATAAGGATTGTGTCTTGCGTGAATACCACTTGCGCTGTCAACTAGTTGACTAACTGTGCCACTTGGTTTAACGCATGTAATAGCAACTGATTGAGCAATACCTAACTTTGAAGCAATCTCTTTGTTTGTTGCGACTGCAACGTCTTTTAGTTTTACTAAAAGTTCTTCTAATCCTTTCTTTTTTCCGTTAGTAAGAGAATTATCCATAATGCCAGTCAATGACACGCCTAATAGCCTTTCTTCCTGGCAGTTATTTTGCCAACGCTTATTTAAGTATTTAAAATTAGTTAATGTCGATTGGAATGTTCCTAAGATTGTAGCATTAATAACTTTGTTTGTTAGCGTTTCTAATGTATCCTCTGGACGAACTACTACTTCAGATAGATTACAAAATTCTTCCGAACGCAAGATAATTTCACTGCAAGGATTGGTGCCAAAGTCATAATCTGGATCTCTACGCCCACTTGCGGCCGCAACCGATTGTGCGGCTGCTCTATTAAAGATACCGCGCTCTCCTGATTTGGAATCATACAGTGCCTTCCATTCTTCCATAAAAATGCCAACGTCTGGCTTTTCTGTGTAGCAAGCAGAGTTGTTTGCTAACGCACGTTGAGTTTGTGTTTCCCACCATTGGCCTGCTTTCGCATGTCTCATTCTATCATCACTTAGATTGGATAGTGAGATAAGTGCCGATCGGCGAACACCGCCAACTACGACAATCTCAGCAATCTTACATGTAATGTCATGACATTCCAAAGATGACAATTTGCGACCAGCGGCGCCTTTAAAAATACCTACGCAAAAATGAAACAAATCTTCCAGTGGGCCAGGACCTGATGCTCTACCGCCAAATGTTTTTAGTGGTGCGCCAGCTGGGCGAACCTTAGACAAGTCCCAACGAGGAATTTGCCCACCATATAACAAATGGACAAGTTCTTTAAGTGCCTTTGCCCAACCTAATTTTGAGTCTGCTACAACAATTGTTGTTTCAGTTTCATGGAAGTCATCAGCAATGCGTGGCATTTCATTAACCATTTGTCTTTCAACGCTAAACCCAACGCCAGTGCCGTTCATTAAAATATATAAAATCTCATCAAATGCTCTTGGTGTTTCAATGGCAACGAAAGAGCAGTTATATCCTGCGATATTTTCTCTGCGTAATGCTTCACCTGCCGTCATAAGACAACGCATTGATGGCATTACTTCTAAGTTTAAAACTGAATCAGTTAATTGTGTTTTTAAACCTGCTGGAATTTTATACCCGCATTGTTCTTCTAAATGCTGTTGGAAAAAGTCAAAATATCTATTAACTGTTTCCTCCCATGTTTCTCTACGTTTAACATCATATCTGTAACGAGAGTATCTTGATAAGTGAATGTACTGCTGATATAGGGTGGGTAATTGGTGTGTTGTCATTATTGATTCCTTTAAACTGTTCTAACATTATACTACAAAAGTGACAGGATGTCACGGTTTTTTTATTAATAATGTATATATCGCGATTGCGAAGTTAAATGTATTTAAATGGTTGGTAAGAAAATTATGTAAGTAGTTAAACTATTTTCTTGGTGCTTTGAAAGCAGATTAATTTAGGTATTCTATATAATATGTCATACTTGCTGATGAACCAGTAGACGTTGTTGTATACTTTAATGTTGCTGTGCCACCACTGTGTGTAACGGAAAATGAAACACCTAAAACAGCCGTTTCATTATAATCATCTGATAAATTACTTGCACCGGATTTTATTGCGATTGACATACTGCCTGTTCTTGATTCTGATCCACGTTCAATCTTGTATGAAATTTTAACATACTTAACTTGCGATTCTAGAAAATCTAAACCAGTAGTAACTGCTGTTTGGTTATCAGCAAGAGTTATTTGTTTACCAATGGTGTGTTCTCTTCTGCCAAATATTTCTTTTGTTTTAGCAATAATAACATAACTATCTGAATTGTTTGTAGCAACTCTATCATGTGTTCCAATGTCGCCATCTTGTCTACCAAATCTATCTGATATGCTAGAACAATCTGTTACGTTCGATGATGCGAAATCAATTACATTGGCGTCTGTTGCTCCTGATCCAGTTCCGTCTGCGTCGCCATTGTTGCCAACGTCTAAGAATGTATTTCCTACAGTACGAATACCGTCACCATAATCAACATCAACTGCTTCGTAATCGACATCTTTAAATAAGCAACCACTAATATTAATGCTATGCGGGCCAGTTCCTGAAGAAGTAGTCTCTCCTAACCAAAAGGCCTTATGCATTGTGTCAAAGTCACAGTTTTGAAATGCCAATCCTTCAACAGCATCATTAGTATATACACCAAGTGGTACTCCAAGGAAAGAACAACTATGGAAAACAATAT